TTGCTTGTAGTACACGCATTGCAAAAATACGGCTTGTTTGATTCTGACATGAAATTTTATGGCCACAATGATGGGCACATTCAATATAAAAATACAAAAACCAAAACAAGACTACAAAGTATTGCTACAATATATGACTATTCCAGAGGGAAAAGTGTCAGTGATGTAAATCTCCAGCCAGGAGATATTGTAACGTACTACGGTCAGCACACAAACATTTACTTGGGTACTAATAGCAGCGGCAAAAAAACTTGGTATGATGCTGGAAGATGGGAAATAGGAACAAATCAAGTTTTCCATAACTTCCTCAGAACTTCCAACACTATCATGCAGGTATCTCATGTAATCCGATTAAAATAACTTAGGTGGTGAAAATATGGATGGTATACGTTTACAATCTTCATTAGGTAAAGCCAAGGAAGATAACAGAAAAGATTTGGATATGGGTGGAGTTCTCATGATGGGAGAAGTCCTTAAAGTATATCCAAAGTATCACACTGCTGACGTTAAACTTGTTAACAGAACTTATGGTACACTAGTGAGTTCCTCATCTACCTACGGTAAACTGAGCTGCAAGATTATGGAATCATTTGCAGGATATGATGAAGAATTGGGGGTAGCCTTTGGAAAGGCATCCCCAATTCAAAAGGGTTGTACTGTAATCGTTGGATATGTAGGCAATAAAAAAGCACAACCAGTCATATTAGGTTGTGTACATAATCCGGAGATATTAAAAAATAACCTTGTAGAATATCAAGAAGATGATGCTGAATCTGCTGAGAAATGGCAGAAATACCAGATTTTTATGAATCATTTACAAGACTATTTCTTCATGAATAAAAATGGAGAGATTGAACTCAGTAGCCATAGTAAATCTTTCATAAAGTTTTCCGAGGATGAGTTGGATGACAGCAGAGACACTGGGTTTACAAGTGAAGACTTGACTATCTGGGATAAACTCAAGGGTACTCCATTATACCAGGATGAAGAGAAATTCAAGTCATTCTCGCTGTTAGCTGTTCTTCAGGATAAGTTTGATAAAGCCACCAGTGCATTTTTGCGATTGTTGGTTAATGGACGTCAAATCAGGTTATCCAAGGACACTGATGAAACCTTAGTGTTCATCGAACTAGATGAGGACAATAACTTCAGAATTAAACAACAGTTTGACACTCCAGAGAGAGATGAATCAAATCAATACACTGAATTGAAATTGGACTTTGAGAACCAAAAAATACAGCTTATCCAAAACCTGAATTCTGAAGTTACTCAAATTGAAATACAACCGGATTCAGGAATACTCATTAAATCTTCAAAAAGTGTTGAACTTTCATCAACAAAAGATGTTAAGATAACGTCAGCTGAAAGTGTTGATATAACTGCTAAAGACATCAATATTCAGGTTAGTGGAGGTGAGAACTAATGCCAGATTTTAATGCCGCCAGTGGTAACAAAAACTCAAGCAGTAAAGCAATGAAACGCATGGAATTTATATTTAAGGGTACAAGTTTCAAATTCCTGTTAAATCCAGAAAGCTACAGTCAACAAGAAAACGGTAGAATGTCTGTCACCCAAACCAAGGGTGGAGCATTTTTGGAAGCATTTGTTGCTGGAATTATAGAGATTCAGTTGTCTGGAACAACCGGATATAAAAATGGAACAGATAATGCCGAAAGTGGTTACAAAAAATTCAAGGAACTGAGAGATTTGATAAAATCAGTGTATGACAACGTTACTGATGGAACAGAAATCAAGAATTACCTTGAGTTTTACAACTACACAGACAACGAATTTTATTATACTTACCCAGATAAATTCAAACTTTCAAGAAATAAACAAAATCCACTGTTATACAAGTATGAAATTCATTTGTACTGTATACGCAGAATAGGAGAACCAGCACCCAGTACCAGTGTAGTAACCATAGGAAATCCAATCAAAGCAGAAAAGACAACATAAGGGGGTGAAGAGATGTCATTTCAATACAATACAAAAACCTTGGAAGAACTACAGGAAATATCTAAGATTATTGTGGATAACTTCGCACCACTGGTTGGATGTAAACAGAATTCAAAGCTATGGTCACCTCCAGTTGGATTTGGAATTGCTACCAAATTAAGCATCAGTGGATTTGAGTGCACCAACCTTGCTAAAGATTCAATAGATATGGGATACATCGAAGAATCCAAGGAATATCGTTCACCAATTCTAAGTCCACTGAGCTATTCATTTGATACTACAGTAACAGAACTTGCTAAAACAATCTGGGATGGCTGCAAAAAGTTAAGCAATGATGTTCTGGATACTTCATACTTTTCAACATTAAAAATCAACCTTGCCCTGAGCTCATCTGAGAAGATGAGACAATGTGTTCTGAACTGCACAGAGTATAATAGCACAATATACTCAGCTATAGCCGGAAACAAAACTTTTTCTTACACAGTAAATTCAAGACAGCTGTATTTGATTTTACTTCAGACATTTTCAGTAAGATATGCGTTGTATGACTTTGCTATGAGCATTGAATCTTCTATAGATAGCACAGCTATCAATAAAACCATGATAGAAACACTTATAAAGAATTGTGAATATGAAAAATATGTACTAAGTCAGCTGGATTTAGAATGCTATAACTATGACGTATCTCCTACTTATATGCAACAGCAATTGTCATTGATTATCAAAAACTGTAAGCAGTTAAAGACTTATGTCATGGCGTATATTAACTTATAGGAGGTGAGACAATGGCTGAAATTTATGGATACAAGACACATTTGGTGTCAGCTGGGGATTCCATACAGCGTATAGCTTTGAGCTACAACATTGAAGACTGGAGAGAAATTGTTCACTTCAACAAACTTGATTATCCATACATAGGAAGTGACGATGAAGTCTATGAGGGTAACGTAGCTCGCATTGGTGATACAATATTAATCCCCTCTTATGACTATGTTGTATCTCCTATTGTTTCCGATGTGTCTCTGCCTACTATGGAGGAACTTGCGTATGGCATAGACCTGGATTTATACTCAGAAACAAACACCTTTGGCATACACAGTTTTGATATAAAAGGAGAATTATCCGGTAACTCAGATTTGGACTTGAAACTTGTGACAGGAATTGAAAACCTTGCTCAACAGCTTACAACCAAATTAGCTACTCCTAAAGGATTGCTATGGTTACACCCAGAATGGGGTTGCAATCTGAAAAAATATATAGGTAGAAAGGGTTCACTGGAAAATCTCACTAAAATGAGACTTATGGCACAGGAAGCAATATTAGAAGACAGTAGAGTGAGTGCTATTGAAAACCTCACGCTGACTAAAACTACCAACAAAATAACTATAACTTGTGATATTTACCCCATCTCCCCATATCCCAAGTTCAGTTATACTGGTGAAATCTTAGAATAGGTGGTGAAAACATGGGATTACAAATAAAAAATGTCACGCAGTTGTTTAACTCATTGGCCACTTGGATAACTGCAGATAACAGAAAACTTTCAGACTTTACAGTTGGTTCTGCATTGAGAACCTTGACAGAATCAATCTCACTTCAGCTGGAAGAGTTCTATTTCAACATGAAGCAGAATGTAGAATATGCTATTGAAACTGCAATCTACACTGCTTTTGGATTTGAACTGATAACACAAGAAAAAGCAAGTGGGTACATAAAAATCAGGTTTATTACTGCACTGGAAAATTCCATAGTTATCCCTGCTGGAACAAAGTTTTCCACTTCACTCATGAACAGCAAGATTGTGTACTATGAAACCACAGATGATTACATTGTAGAAAAGGGTGCTATTGAAGCAATCGTTGATGCAACTTGTGTTGAATATGGCAGTATAGGTAACTGTGAGATTGGTGAAATTACTAATTTAGTTACTATTTCTGCTGTTATTGATACCATAGTCAACAGTACCCGATTCACCGGAGGCAGAGAGGAAGAAACCAAAACAGAACGTCAGGAAAGATTCAAGTTGTACCTTAAATCACTTGGACGTGCTACAAGGGATTCAATTGCTTATGGTGTTAAGCAAGTATCAGATATTGCTGGAGTGTGGGTTGACGACAACTACATTGGGTTTGTCAATGTATACTGTCATGACAAAGACGGAAATCTGCCGGCAGAACTGAAAGTGAGAGTTGAGCAAGCATTGGATGATTATCGTGCTGCCGGAGTGGAAGTAAAAGTGCTTCCGGTGGTTGAACGAGTAGTTGACCTGAACGTAACCTTGGTTGTTGCAGACGGAACAGAAATGGACACCTATTTGCCAGGAATTAAGACACTCATTGAAAGCTATCTGAATGACTACGAAGTATCAGATGACTTTTACAAGTCAGACATTATTACTCTTGTTATGAGTAACTATGGAGAACTTGTGATTACCTTGGATATTGAGGGAAACAACGTCAAAACTCAGAAAAATGAATTAGTCTTAGCAGGTGATGTAAATGTAACTTACGCATATGCTTCAGATTGGAGGTAAATCATGAAACTACAAGATTCTATATTTGCCAAATATCTGAGAACTATTTACAATCTCAACCTTGAAAAAAGCAATAAAGTTCACAACGTCATAATCAGTGCTATCTTCAAAAGTTTTTTGATGATTGAAGACGACATTGACCAAATGAAACTAGAGGTTTGCTTAAAGACTGCTACTGGAGAGTGGCTTGACTTGTGGGGATATTACTTCAATATTCCCAGAAAACTTAATGAATCTGACCCAATCTACTCTGATAGAATCATTTCTACTATCATAGAACCAAAAGCAACCCTCATGGCACTAAAAAAGGCTGCCGCTAAATGGTTAAACTTGAACAACGGGGATGACTGGGATGCGGATGATATTAGAGCTTTTGAGCCTTGGACAGAATTGCTTGTTCTGTCTCATCGTGGACAGTTATCCCATGTGAGTAGACTGCCGTCACCAGATTACTGGAGCCATTGTGTAGTTGACATGTCTCTGCCAGACGAAACAGAGCTGAGTTCTGAACTGATAGAATACTTGAACACTATCAAAGCAGCTGGAGTTAAACTGGTTTGGTCAAGAGTAATGGGAGGTTGGGAAGTCCTTGATGGATATTATGATGCTGATTCTGTTACGATGAATCTGGAAATGCTTTATGATTTGGTATTGAACACAAAACCATCTGAAGCATTTCACATTTACTCAGGCAGTCACGTACATGAAAATCCATCAAGTTGTTCTCAGCTTTCAGAATTTGGTACTCTATCTGGTAGACAAATCACATACAGTTGGGTTGACACCTTATGGGATTTACCGCCAGCCAGAATGATACTAAAACAAGTTCATGGAAATCCCTCAATTCAACTGGGAGAATTTGGAGTATTTCTGGAAACCTTGTTAGATGATTTGACTCTACAGCAAGTCATTGACCTTGAATACACTGTAGATAGACAAATTCCAAACTTGGAATTGCTTCCGGTTATATATGAGGACAAAGTTGAAGAACTCAAAAATGCTGACCCAGTGGATGTAAGTGACCCAACAATAACTTCATTTGACCTGGTTGGTCCAGATACAGAAATCACAAAATCCACAGCTCAGGTGAGTGACCATGGATTAGTGTCTGGTAGGAAAACTACATTTAAGTGGCTGCAGCTTGAAGAATTTTTATCGGAGTGGAACACCCAGAAGTATATAAATCAGCCAGAATCCTATGTAGATAACATTTTGTCCAGATACCAACAACCAGTAGAAGTTACCACAGAGAATTATACTACAGATTTAGATTTTCTCTCAATAAGACCATCAATCAATCACCTAATCAGGATATTTGGTGAAGCCTATATATCAGAGATATGTGATGAATTTGATGGATTTACCATAGAACAGCTTAGCAGATTGCCTTTCAAAAATGACTATGTATATAGATATTATCCAATAGCACAAATTGCTGAGTTGTTTGGGAAACCAATCACAGAACTTACACAAGACCTAATGAATCACCCTAACGCAGAAATGGTGAATCATTGGCTGAACTATCCAATGATACTTGACAACTTGTTAATGCCATTGGAAATCACATCTACCAAATAAAAAGAAAGTGAGGTAACAATATGTCGCTAATTGAAAGACAAACATTGCCTATTACAACTAATCTTGGTCATGTTGATAGAGCAATGGCTTTTTATGAAGAAAATGACGTGTACTTTGCGTTAGGCAGAACAACACCTTGGGTAGACAATGAAACTACTGATGCTACCTTTGTTCCCCCTACTCCTGACCCAACAGCTACTTCTCTGGATGAACTTATCTGTATGAAAAAGGTATCCCAGAAACTCCTGGTTATGCCTGCAGATGACGGGACAATTGAATACAATAAGACCAAATGGAAGATTCTCACCAAAGAAGAAGCAATGCAGAACCAGGCAAGATGGGTGTACGTTAAGACAGAGTTGTATTATGATGAGATTGACGTTGTTGACTACCGCCAGGTAGGCATCTACACCAGAGTAACCAAGCGTAGTGACGTGGCAAACACCAAGACATTGTTACTGCCGGAAGAAGTTAAAGACCCAGGATTACTGATTATGCTTAATAATCGTCATGTAGCAACCCGTCAACAAGATACCCGTGACAGATATGCCATGGTAATAGAATTTTAAGGAGGGAAGACAATGTCATCTAACTATAATGTAGGTGAAGCACCTTATTATAACACCTTCAATAAAGACAAAAGATACAGCAGCATTCTGTTCAAACCTGGACTTATTCTTCAGTCTGCGGAGCTTAACGAGCTTCAAAGCATTCTCAAGCAAAACATCAGGGATATCAGTGGTACGCTGTTAACCAACGGTGACATCATCGAGGGCTGCCAGTGTATCATCAGTTCCATAAGTGATAACTCAATTGCCAAAAAAGTTGTTATTACCAAAGGTAAAGTGTATCTTGATGGTGGAATTTATGAGGTAGAGGAAACAACCCTTTCACTTAAAGGTTCTGGCACAGAAACAGTTGGCGTTATTATTCATGAGGAAGTCATCACATCTGAGGATGACCCAGATTTGCTTGACCCATCAGCTGGTTATGCCAACGTAAATATGTCCGGTGCAGACAGACTGAAAACTACCATTGAACTGGTGACCAATAATGACAACGCAGCTACTTTATTCACTATTGTGGACGGAGAGCTGTTAAACACTGCTACTCAGACAGATGAGACAGTTATTGATAAGATAAACACTACTCTGGCAAGACGTACATACGATGAATCCGGTAACTACCGTGTTAGTGGATGTCTGCTGTCTGCCAAAGGTCTCTCAGATGACAACTATATTTACCTGACGGCATCTGCTGGAAAGACTTACATTCAAGGTTACGAAATTTCAAAACCTACAGCAACTCAACTTGCCCTCAAGCGTTCAAAAGACCTGAGATACATTGAAACTGAGGTGCAAAACTTTGAAACAGGTGTGAAAAAATATGCACTTAACAACAATCCAGTTGTTGAAGAGGGTCTGGAACTTAAAGCATATGTTGAAGCTACCACCACAATCACTAAAGGTGTTTCCCATGGTTCTGACCCGTTCCCTGAGATTTACACCAGAAATGGTATCTCAGAAATCCTGGAAGTAAGTCAGCCTGCATCTGGTAATACCTACACAATTGGTTCCAACGGTGACTGCCGTAAAAATGGTAACTCCATTAAGTGGAATGAGAATGGTAAAGAACCAGATTCTGGTAGCACCTACACTGTAAGATTTTCTTACATTAAGACCATGGACTACAATGTAGACTATGACTTATATATGGAAAACGGTGTTTACTACATTAGAATCCTTAATGGTTCTCAGCCGATTAACAAGACAGACCTGCTGATAGATTATAACTTCATGCTCTACAGGAGAGACGTTATTGTTATGGATTACCTGGGTAACTACCGGATAATTGAAGGACAGTCTGATACACTGCTCAATGTATCATCTCCTGTTGTAAATGATGAAAACGTTATGGTAATGGGTTCTGTACTGCTCCAGCCTTTGAATGACGAAGTAGTTGTAATCAATAACAAGAATGCCAGATTGAGCATGAATGAGCTGCAGAGCATCTCAGAAAGACTTACCAATCTTGAGCAAAGTGTAGCGGTGTCAGACCTCGATAAAGAAGCAATGTCTGGTGAGGATGCTACATCTCTGATTGGTATCTATACTGATGGATTTATTGGCTTCAGTAAATCTGACGTAGACCACTCGATGTTCAATGCATCTATTGACCTTGATAACAATGAATGTACGATTTCAGCAAGTGAAACTCTTCATGAGTTGAAGTTGAATGAACGTACTGACATTACTCCAAACTCCAAAAATACCTCTTATGGTTCTCTTGTAACTGCACCTGCAACAGAAACAGTTGTTGCTAAGTGTAGCGTTGCTACCGGAACTAAACTGGTCAATCAATACAAGGTATTCCCGTCTATGCCAGTGCTTACTCTTACTCCACGTGTTAACAACTGGGTTGATGAGTCAACTGTGGTTGTTCAGGGTTCAACAGTTGTTAAAACAGTTACCCTTAGAAGATGGTGGTATCATAGAGGTGCATCTTGGGAAGCAAGTGAGCGTGCTCAGTGGATTGCGTTAGGTTTTGCGGATGGTGGAGCAAGTCTTGGTTGGTCAAGTGCAACTAAGTCAACTACTCAGTCTGCTTCCGTCACCTCAGAAGAAGCAATCATGTACATGAAACAGATAACTGTTACTGTTGTGGGACAGATGCTTGAACCTTATACCGACAACGTCATTGTTACCTTTGATGGACGTGAAATGAGTATGACTCCTGCTAACTCTTCCTACAAAGGTTCACTTACTGGTACTCTCAAAGCAAACTCTGACGGATATACCAAAGGAACGTTTGTTGTACCTGCTAATACCTTGTGTGGTACTGTTGAAGTACAGCTTTATCCACAGGGCAATCCTAAGTTGCTTGCTACAGCGTCTTATACCTCAAATGGTACAAAGAGAGTAACAACCAAGACTGTATGGACTGAAACAACCAAGGTAAATACAACTGACCCGTTGGCTCAGTCGTTTCAGTTTGACAAAGACCAATTTGTTACCTCAGTTGGACTTTATTTCCTGAAGGGAGATTCTTCCTGTGACATTTCCGTGCAGATTAGGAACGTGGTCAACGGATACCCAGGGACAACGTGTTACGGTGAGAAAATCCTCAAAGGCTCAGACGTAAAAGAATCCTCTAACGGACTGACAGAGACCAAGGTAGTATTCGATGACCCGATTTACTGCCTGAAAGACACTCAATACTGTATCACAATTTTGACTGAATCAGATGTAGCATCCATGTTCTACTCAGAATTAGGCGGTACAGACATTCTTACCAAGACCAAAGTGCTGAAACTTCCATACACTGATGGTATGATGTTTAGTTCTTCCAACGCAATCACTTGGACTGCACACCAGGACTACAACTTGAAGTTCAACATTTATGCAAATACTTATAAAGATACCGGATATATCTAC